AGTCGGCCATAAAGAAGCAGAATGCAGTGTCACCCTTAAAGATATTATGCTTTGGTAGTGGTGGTTTCTTGACTGCCTGTTTAAACAACTCCTTGTAATACTTATCTCTTGATAAATTTTTTCTACGAATTGTACCCTTGAATGCATAAAATGTTTCAACCCTACCACCTTTAAGCTGTGCATTCCAGGAAGATACCTTTAAAATACCATCTATCTCATACTCTTTAGGATTAAATCCCCACTTCTTTAGTATGTTGTCGTAGTTATTGTGGTAGTTCTTATCAGTGGTGACCTCTGTTATTTCACCTCTGTTTGTTTCGTGATTAAATTCAGCGTTAGGTTTCCAACCGGCTTTGTAAAAGTTATTACTATTCTCTACCGGTATCCCTTTATCTTTTTTCTTTTTAGACAATGTTTACCTCCGTTTTTATTGCTTGTTTAAACAAGTATATAACGGATGTTGAATTACCCCGGTATTTAACTTTGATTATTTAGATGCAGTTGTTGTAGATTTATTACCAATTTGTTTTTTGGCGAACTCTTTTACTACAACGAGTGCGGCTGCACCACCGGATAGGGCGGCTAACTGTACTGCATCAGCATCAACACCAACTAATGGTGCTACTGTGAGTGCAGATATGAATGCCTCTACGAATGTCCAAATAGTTTTATTAAGAACTTCTTTGTATTCCTTACTCATTTTATACTCCCACGCATCATTCCAAGGTGTCCACCGCAAGTCCTTCTTGAACTTCCCCTCGGTATTTCTTGCTCTTTTATATTTTTCTAGCATTATCTAATTACTCTACCCTTTAGCATAGCATTAGTTTTAATAACATTACCATTGACTTCTTGTAGTTTCTCCATAATATCCTTTGCAATATCAACATCTATGCTAGAGGCCTGGTCCAATGGCTTAGTAAATAGTTTATTAATAGTTGTGTATTCTATTGTGACCTCTTCACCTTTAAGTATTGCATTTGATATTTTTGGATAGGCCTTTTTGTACGCATCAGCACTGGCCCCGATAAACCCTTTGTCGCTAACATCTAAATCTTGTTGAGAATTTCCTAGCAATAGACAGCCCGATGTGTTATTTTCAAAATTCCCCTGGTGAATTAATATCCAAGAGAAGCCGGGCACATCTTGTATGTGCAACATACCACGATGCATAGTAGGATATTTCTTAGCGTACCTGGTATTAAAACCACCTGCATTTCTTAGCTTAATCTTGTAAGTACCTTCCGGGATGCAGGTTTCGTGCATAACTTTTACATCTCTTTGTTCATCTTCAAGTGTATAACATTCAAAAACACCATCAATAAACAGCAGACCATTGGTCGCATTACTTCCAAATTGTGTTCTAACTACTTGTAATTTCATTGTATCTCCTAGTTTCTCTGCGTACTAGATAAGCAGTCAATGGATTAGTAAGACTTTGTAGTAGTGCAACTAGAACTACCATACTTACAATCGCAAATCTGTACAAATGAACCATCATCTCTACTATCTACTATACACAATTTATTGATTACTTTCTAACCAAGTTAACCTGTCATCTAACACATCTAACTCCCATAAATCATTTTGTATGTTTTGTACCTGTGTTTCCAGTCTAATTATTTTGTCACCTAAATCATTCCATTCCCAAATTTCCGGTACATATTTTTGGTCCAGGTCCCAGTTAGCATCTCGTAATGCTTGTTCGGTATCGTACTTTAATGTAGCTATATTATTATTTAGGTTGTTTATCTCTGCTTGAAGGTAAGCATATTGACTTTCGTAATACTCTACTTGTTGTGCTGTTTGTTCTAATGCATATATTTTTTCATACAATACTGCAATATCATTTGATACCATCGTACTATCTTTGAGTGTTTGAAACTCATACTCAATGTTATTCATTCGGTCATCAATACCTTGAAGCGTATTGACTATGTCCGCAGCTGTAGTTAGTCCTGCACCAACAGAACCCATAAGACCTAAAGCTACAGCTACAAAAGCAATATTCTCTTTTAGCTTAGCTAGCATTATTCACCACCGCAGCAACCGCCACCACAACAGTCCATACTATCCTCCTACTTTAAATAAAATTTCTCTAATTACTTCTTCAATTACCATTAAGTTTTGGTTAAATCCTGCAATACTGTCTTGATACGCAATAACTTGTGCTTTTAAAGTAGCAACTTCTTGTTGCATATCATTGACTGTTTTGAATAACCAACCTACAAGTGCAGCTAAACCACCTTGTAGTATTTGTCCTAAATTAACTTGGGCTTTCATTGTTCTCCTACATTAAAGCAGCAACAACAAGTCCACCTACTGCGATTAATAATCCTAATACTTTATAAAATTCTGCTTTGTCTAGTTTGGCCTCTAGTTTTTTATCTATCTCTTTTAACTGGTCCATTACCATATTTAATAACTCCTTATTTGTATATCCATTTGTAGAGTTAGCCATTATGGTAAATCATCCGCATCATAGGTTATCCAGTCCCAGTCTTGTTCGGTACTGTAATTGCTAATGTTTTTTAAAAAAATAAAAAAATCTCTGCAAAAATAACCAGCTATAAATACAATAAATAAATCCATAGATAGGATTATATCACAGAACTATGCCTCTCTATATTCAATGTTCTTTTTAATTTCTGCAAACATATTCTTTGGCCTTCGTGAAAGTATGTTATTAAATTTTCTTTTAGTTCCGTGCCTTTGGTAATTAACAAATCCATTATTTACTTTAGACCATTGTTTAAACAGCGGGCCTGGAGTAAAGTATTGTAGCTCTACTGGCTTAGAAAACAACAACTTCATCTGTGGTTCACCTTTAATAAAGTGTGCCTCTTCTTTATCAGTAAAAGCCCAAGCACTAGACAAAGGCCTAGCCATTCTACCTATAGGCATAGTTGCCTCTATGAATTTAAGGTTGCTTAATTTACTCCTTGTTTCGCTAGCTTGTAATCCTATTATTGACATATCAATATCTTCTTCACACACAAATACATAAGGCATAACCATTTGAAACTGTGGTTGGTGTTCGCTATACCATTCATTGCTGTGTGTAAAAATTAAAGTATCCGGTGTCCATATAAACTCATCTATTATATCTTTACTCTCTGCAAAAAATTGATTAAATATATCTCTCTCTTGCACCTGGTTGTATATAAAGTTAGGCTTTATTTTTAAATCATATGGTGAAAGCAATACTCTAGTTCTACTTGCGTGTTCACCAACTACCGGGCATTTAGCTAACGATGCATATTTAGCAGGGTTTTCATAAATAACACTAGGTGTTTCTACTAATGGTGATATTGTCCAATATACTTTTGTTCTACTCATACTTTCCTATCTTATAACTTCCGGTAAACATACTTCTTCCATTGTACTGTGATAACTTTATTCGTGCTTTGGTTGCTTTGTCTATGTCACCATAGTATTTATTTTCCGGTTTTAATTTTTTTCTTTTGAATGGAACTATCTGTGATATAGGTGTTCCTCTCGGTATAAATATTTCCTTCTTATCACCAAACAAACATATCGTAGTATTCCATTCAAAGAATGTATCTGTACCATTTATACCGGCCATTACTTCCCAGTCCCGGTTGTAATCAAATAACAAAGGTAGCTCATAACAACTCCATCCTGGAGGTGTTAATACTTTCCAGGGCGACCTACATTTATAAACAACATTTACTCTGTCGTGTGGTAAGTAATCTTCAAACTGTTCTTTTGGATGTCTGTCCCAGCTATGTTCGCTATCGGGAGTTCTCCATCCCCATCCTTCATCACTGTTATTTAATACAACATCTGCCCACATTTTTAATAGATAACCTTGACCAAACCATTCTATAAAACTAGGGCATCTTTTAACTGTTCCACCTCTGTCATATTTTTTTTGACCATCAGTTAATATAGGCATATCTTTAAACCATTTAGGATATTCTAATCTTGAAGGTTGAGGATATAATTCTTCGGGCATACCTTCCCACATAGAAACGAATTGTATTTTATTATCCACCATATTTTTAGTTTAGCTACTTACTCAAACTGTGCAGGTATTTCCGGTAAATGTGTGACTGGAATGTTATCTTGCTCACCATCCGGTTCTTCTACTGGTCCAGGCATTACATCTAATGTGTTAGTTATCCAGTCTAAGACTGCTTGTTTGTTTTCAAAATAGTATATACCTAAGTGTTCAGTGACATTGATACTAACTATTTGTTCACCTAGTTCTTCACCTGTCACTGGATTAATCCATTCCGGTACTGTTTCTTGAAAACTTTTTGCAGGTATATTTACTTCTACTGTGGGATGATTTTTAGCACTAACATAATCATCATTTTTTTGGTCTAAAACTTCATCATCTTCAGTCACACCAAAGTTGTCTAACCAGTTCCTATGACTTTCTATATTGTCATTAATCCATATTTTCATTAAGCATATCCTCCACCTGTTAGTAAACCACCATTTCCTGCTGATGAACCGGAACCTCTACCGCTACCAGTGCTACCACCATTAGTAGAAACAGTTCCATTGTTTGTAAATGTACCTCCACATATAGCGACTAATGCACCTCCACCTGTACCTCCACCACCACCTGCTGATAATCTTGATGTACCACCTGTTTGTCCACCACGACCTTTAGTTTCTATTACACCACCGGAGTTAATTGTTATATCACCTGTAGCATATACGACTAAAGAACTTGATACAGAACTGCTATGACCACCATAACCAGCACGGCTATCGCTACCATTACGAGAGTTATTTGCACCTCCGCCTCCAGCTGGATTACCATTTCCACCTGTACCTCCAGCATCAGCTGTCCAATATCCCCATTTTGTATAACCGGATGCACCACCATTACCACCATTTCGTGAGT